GATTTGATGCAGTTTGCGAACGATGCAGTGAAAATGGGTGTGGCGTTTGATACCACTGCCGAAGAGTCCGGTCAGATGATGGCGCAGTGGCGGACAGCGTTCAAACTGACGCAGGAAGACGTGGTTGTCCTGGCCGATAAAATCAACTATCTGGGGAATACCGGCCCGGCAAATGCGAAGAAAATTTCTGATATCGTGACGCGGATTGGTCCGCTTGGCGGTGTTGCCGGAGTGGCATCTGGCGAAATTGCCGCGATGGGCGCCACCATTGCCGGGATGGGGGTTGAATCGGAGATAGCATCCACCGGCATCAAAAACTTTATGTTGTCCCTTACGGCGGGCAAATCGGCAACGAAGTCGCAGCTGAACTGGTTCAGTCTGCGGCGAAGTTCGGTGCGGCGCTGCTGGCTGTTGGCGTATCCATCGGCAGCCTGTCCCGGGCTGTCAAAATCCTGAACAGTGTCATTAATCTCTCTCCGGCGAAAGTCGCCATTGCGGCGCTGGTGGCCGGCGCTATGCTGATCATTGAGAACTGGGACGATGTTGCTCCGGTGATTAAGGCGGTATGGCAGGAGATCGATAACGTTGCGCAGGAGATGGGCGGATGGGAGACGGTGATTGAAGGGGTTGGTCTGGTTATGGCTGGTTCTTTTTACCGTCAGGACCATTGGTGCCCTGCAGCAGTCCGTCCTGCTGGCCGGACGGCTTTCCGGCCTGCTGGGTAAAATTGGCCGGATGGGGGCCATGACGCTGACAATTGGCGTGGCGGTGTCACTCTTTAAAGAGCTTAAGGATCTGGAGCAGGGGGCGAAGGATGCGGGTATGGATGCTGGCGCATTCGCTGTACAGAAGCTGCAAACGAAGGAGCGTGAACGCGGGTATAACGGTTTTATTCCCAGACTCAAAGAGCTTCTTGGTATGGACACCCCGATTCCGCAGGGGCGTTATCAACCTTATGTGCCACTGACCCGGCGTTCTGGCGTACTCGAGCGAGCTGCCCCGCCATCAACGCAGCGCAGTGAACTCAAAGTGACATTTGAGAATGCACCACAGGGCATGAGGGTGCTGGACATACCGAAAACGGGAAATCCTTTAATGAACATTACCCATGATGTAGGGTATTCTCCCTTCAGTAATAAATAATATCACGATAAACCTGCTCCGCTTAATGCGGGTTTTCTTTTGGGGTAACTATGGCTTTTTTCTCCTCAACAGGCTGGCGCGGTCGCCTGCGTGATGCATCATTTCGTGGAGTACCTTTCTCCGTTGAAGATGATGAAAGCACGTTTGGACGCCGCGTACAGGTACATGAATATCCGAACAGGGATAAGCCCTGGACGGAGGATTTAGGTCGCGCCACGCGCCGCCTGACGATAAATGCTTATCTTGTCGGTGATGATTACGCAGACAGGCGGGATCGTCTTATTGGTGCCATTGAAACCGCAGGCCCTGGTACGCTGGTCCATCCGCAGTATGGCGAAATGCAGGGCAGCATTGACGGACAGGTCAGGATCACTCACAGCAGTACAGAAGGGCGCATGTGTCGTGTCTCCTTTCAGTTTGTGGAAAGTGGGGAACTTTCTTTTCCGGTGGTGGGAATGGCAACGGCGAAGCGCCTGGAAACGTCAGGCGGGCTTTTCGATGATGCGATTGACAGTATGTTTTCCACATTCTCGTTGTCAGGTATTTCTGATTTTATCCAGAACGATGTCATTGCCGATGCTGCCTCCATGCTGGGCGATGTTGCCGATGCTTTCAGGATGGTTGACTCCGGCGTGTCTGCCGCAATGCGGCTGTTACAGGGGGATTTGTCTGTCATTCTGATGCCACCGAGCGCCGCAAGTGATTTCGTTAACGCACTGCAAAAAGCCTGGCGCTCAGGTGACAGGCTCAGAGGCAGTACATCGGATCTGGTCACGATGATAAAAACGATGTCAGGTATCACGCTTGATCCCGGTCTTTCCCCCCGTGGCACCTGGCCCACTGACTCCGGATCTGCTGCGAAACAGAAAATGCAACGCAATATGATCGCAGCCGCCATCAGGACAACAGCCATCAGCACAGCCGTCCACGCCGTGACAACACTGAAGCAGCCGCGTGATGTACCTGGTGTCCGGGGCGTAAATCAGCCTGCAGGAACAGGCCGTGACTCAGACATTGTCACTGTCATGCACCCGGCGCTGGATGGTGTACAGACGGTCAGTAATGGCAGCTCTCCACCGAATTATGAAGATCTGAAAGCTATCCGGACCGCGCTCAATGCTGCGATTGACCAGGAGCAGTTGCGTATCCGGGATGATGTGCTTTTCCAGCAAATTTCCGTTATGCGGACGGATCTCAATCGCGATATTTCTGCACGACTGGCACAGGTTGAACGTACTGCATTGCGAACGCCTGATGATGTTCTGCCTGCACTGGTACTGGCTGCAGCCTGGTATGACGACGCCGGGCGGGAATCTGACATCCTCACTCGTAATCCCGTTCCCCATCCGGGATTTATCCCGGTTGAGCCGCTGAGGGTTCCGGTACGATGAATAATACGGTTTTTTTACGCGTCAACGGGCGAGACTGGGGAGGATGGACGTCGGTACGGATAAGTGCGGGCATTGACCGTATTGCCCGGGACTTTAATGTCTCGATCACCCGGCAGTGGCCTGGTGGAGAAGACGTACCGCCAGTAAAAAATGGTGACGCTGTTGAGGTACTCATTGGCGATGATTTAGTCATTACCGGCTGGGTTGAGGCGTTGCCACTACGTTATGATGCGCAGACCATTATGACGGGCATTGTCGGGCGCAGCAAAACGGCAGATCTTATCGACTGTTCTGCATCACCTGCACAGCATAACGGGAAAAATTTATTCCTGATCGCCAGCGCACTTGCCCGGCCATTCGGCGTGGACGTTGTTGATGCCGGCGCGCCGGCAGCCGCCGTTATTGAGGCTCAGCCGGAACATGGTGAAACGGTTGTGGACTGTCTGAACAGGCTGCTTGGACAGGCTCAGGCGCTGGCATATGACGACGAACGGGGACGGCTGGTTCTCGGCAGGCCGGGCAGTATGAAAGCAGCCACGGCTCTGGTACTTGGCGAGAATATTCTTTCCTGTGATACCGAGCGTAGTGTTCGCGAGCGTTTCTCCAGTTATCTGGTTACGGGGCAGCGTCCTGGTACGGATGACGATTTCGGCGAGGCAACCATTGCTGCTATCCGGCAGAGTACTGGTGATGCAGGCGTCACGCGGTATCGTCCCCACACCATTCAGCAGTCAGGTACTGCCACGACTGACAGCTGCAAATCCCGCTGTGAATTTGAAGCCCGTCAGCGTGCGGCGAAAACGCTGGAAACCACCTATACCGTACAGGGATGGAGACAGGGGAATGGCGAATTGTGGAAACCGAATCAGGCCGTGGTGGTGTATGACCCGCTAAACGGTTTTGACAATGAAACGCTGGTGATCGCCGAAGTGACGTACAGTCAGGACAATAACGGCACCCTGACCGAAATCCGGGTGGGGCCTGCGGATGCTTATCTTCCTGAACCATTCAGGCCGAAAACGAAGAAAAAAGTCAGTGAGGAGGCGGATTTCTGATGGCTAACCATCCTCTTCAGAACATGATAACGCGCGCCGTCATTACCGCGATTGATACCGTCAGAAAATGCCAGACTGCCGGACTGAAACTTATTGCCGGTGAAAAAAAAGAAAATGTGGAGCATCTTGAACCTTACGGTTTCACTTCTGCAGCACAGAATGGCGCAGAAGCGGTGGTATTGTTTCCCGGCGGTGACCGTTCGCACGGAGTGGCTGTGGTTGTGGCTGACCGCCGCTTCAGACTGAAAGGGCTGGCGCGCGGGGAAGTCGCGCTATATGACGATCAGGGGCAGTCGGTCACATTAACCCGTGCCGGAATAGTGGTAAATGGCGGCGGAAAGCCAGTTATTTTCACGAATGCCACTAAAGCACGTTTTGAAATGCCGATCGAATCCACTGGCGATATCAGGGACAACTGTGACAGCAGTGGAAAAACGATGGCTGAAATGCGCACGACCTATAACGGTCATACCCATAAAGAAAATGGCGATGGCGGCGGTATAACCGATAAGCCTGGCCAACCCATGAGCTGACATCATGATCCTTTATGTTAATGGAATCCGTAATGATGCCACGGCTTCGCTCGACCTTCTGACGCGGGCAGTGGTGATTTCTCTTTTTACCTGGCGCCGGGCGGAGCGGGATGACAGGACCCCACAGCCATACGGCTGGTGGGGGGACACCTGGCCTGCTGTTCAGAATGACCGCATCGGTTCCCGCCTCTACCTGCTGAAACGCCGCAAACTCACCAATAAAACGCCGCAGGATGCCCGTGAATACATGCAGCAGGCGCTGGCGTGGATGACAGACGATGGCGTGGCGGCACGTATTGATGTGACATCTGAACGCACAGGAACAGATACCCTGGCAGCTGGCGTGACGATATATCAGCGGGACGGGGTAATTCACAATATTACATTCGATGATATATGGAGCGAACTTAATGGCTGACAGTCAATTTGCACGTCCTGAACTTCCTCAGTTGATTGCTACCATTCGCAGCGATTTACTGACCCGTTTTCAGCAGGATGTTGTGTTACGTCGCATGGATGCCGAGGTTTACAGCCGGGTACAGGCTGCTGCCGTACATACGCTGTATGGTTATATCGATTATCTGGCCCGGAATATGCTGCCTGATATGTGTGATGAGGACTGGCTTTACCGTCACGCGAGTATTAAGCGTTGTCCCAGGAAAAATGCCGTATCTGCGAAGGGATTTGCACGCTGGGATGGTATTGCCGGAAGGCCGGAGATCCCCGCGGGTACACAGATTCAGCGGGATGATCAGGTTACATTCACGACCCTGCAGACGGTGAAAGCTTCCGGCGGCCTGTTACGTGTGCCGGTTATTGCTGATGTGGCGGGAACTGCCGGTAATACTGACGATGGTACGGCGTTACGCCTTGGTACGCCGATTACTGGTATTCCTTCTACAGGTTACGCTGACACTCTGACCGGGGGGGCTGATACAGAGGAGCTTGAAACGTGGCGCGCGCGCGTCATGGAGCGCTATTACTGGATACCACAGGGGGGCGCTGATCCTGATTACGTCATCTGGCAAAGGAAGTCGCAGGAATAACCCGTGCGTGGACATTCCGCCATTATAAGGGGACCGGCACCGTTGGTGTGATGGTGGCTACCAGTAACCCGGTTAATCCGGCTCCTGGCGACGATCTCGTTAAGGCTGTACGTGACCATATTTTGCCGCTGGCACCTGTTGCTGGCGGCGGACTCTTTGTTTTCGCTGCCACTGAAAAAAGCATTCCGGTAACAGTCGCACTGGCCAAAGATACCCCGGAAATTCGTACTGCCATTATTGCGGAGCTAAATGCGCTGATGCTACGTGATGGCGCGCGTCCGGAAAAATTTATGTTTCGCGAATCAGCGAGGCGATAAGCCTGGCGACCGGGGAAGTGGCACATCAGCTGCGTGTGCCGGCGGCAGATGTGGTACTGGGAAAAACTGAACTTCCTGTCCTGGGGAATATAACCTGGGCCACCTATACCGGGGAGAACGGATAACTATGGCATTACAGGACGAATATACGCAGTTACTTTATCACCTTCTGCCGGAAGGGCCTGCCTGGGACGGAGAAAATCCACTGATTGAAGGGCTGGCGCCGTCGCTGAACCGGGTACATCAGAGAGCGGATGAACTGATGGCTGAAATTGACCCGGCCAGAACTACGGAACTCATAGACCGTTATGAACAGCTGTATGGCCTGCCTGATTCCTGTGCACCGGAAGGCGTGCAGACATTACAGCAGCGCCAGCAACGTCTGGATGCAAAGGCGAATGTTGCCGGTGGTATAAACGAGAGGTTTTATCGGGAACAGCTTGATGCGCTGGGGTATACCGCTGCCACCATTGAGCAGTTTCAGAATCTCGACAGCACACCCGATCCTGAATGGGGGGAATTCTGGCGTTACTACTGGCGTGTGAATATTCCGGCTGATGCGAACATCAGCTGGCAGACCTGTACAAGCACCTGCGACTCTGCGATCAGAACGTGGGGCGATACTGTTGCTGAATGTGTGATTGATAAGCTTTGTCCGTCACATACGGTTGTTGTTTTTGCTTATCCGGAAGGAAAAGAGAATGCACAGAATTGATACGCCCACCGCGCAAAAAGATAAATTTGGTCAGGGAAAAAACGGATTTACGAATGGTGATCCCGCCACGGGCCGCCGCGCAACGGATCTCAACAGTGATATGTGGGATGCAGTCCAGGAAGAGGTCTGTACTGTTATTGAAGCCGCCGGCATACCACTCAGTAAAGGCGAACATACGCAGCTTCACGCCGCCATTGGCAGGCTGATCGATGAACAGGTTAAAACCCGTCTTGAAAAAAATCAGAATGGCGCGGACATCCCGAATAAGCCGCTGTTTCTCCAGAACGTTGGTTTAGGAGAAACGATAAATCTCGCTGCAGGGGCCCTGCAAAAATCGCAGAACGGCGGCGATATTCCTGACAAAAAACAATTTGCGAGAACCATCGGTGCGGTAACGTCAACCACCATTACACTTGGCGAATCAGGCTCGTCCACGGTTGTGCCGCTACATCAACAGCGGTGATCTGTACGCTGGTTCTCAGGGGGCCAATCAGCGAACTGGTATTGCGTGCCGGTAATGGTTCACCTGTTGGAATAACTGCCACGTTGTGGAGACGCTCGCCTGCTGCTGCTAACGAGGTCGCATGGGTTAATACATCAGGCGACACCTACGATATTTATATTAATATCGGCCAGTATGCGTACTGGTTAATTGCGCAATATGATTACACCGGTAATGCAAATGTCACGCTGCACAGTACGCCTGAATATTCATCAGTTCAGCCGGGAAACTCAACCAGCGGTCAGACATATACACTGTTTAATAGTCTGATGAAACCCACAGCCGGTGACGTTGAGGCACTGTCAGTTAATGGAGGGCGACTGAATGGGTCTTTAGGCATTGGTACTGACAATGCGCTGGGCGGTAATTCAATTGTGCTCGGTGATAACGATACCGGGTTTAAACAGGATGGCGACGGCGTTCTGGGTATTTACGCCAATAATGCCCGGGTCGGTTATATCGATAATTCCGGGTTACACATGTCAGTAGATGTTCTCACTAATGGTGGCATACGAGCAGGTGACGGAAAAAGGCTTTCACTGACGAGCAATAATAATTCGACAATGACAGCCACGTTTAATTTATGGGGCGATGCAAACAGGCCAACAGTTATTGAACTGGACGACGATCAGGGATGGCATCTGTACAGCCAGCGAAATCCTGATGGTTCGATTGTCTTTACGGTCAATGGCGATATCACCGCTAACACGCTTCGTGCAGGCGGGGCCATCTATCAGAATAACGGCGACATCTTTGGTTCTGTCTGGGGGAATAGCTGGCTGAGTCTGTGGATTAATAATAATTTCGTCGCAGATGTTCAGTTAGGGGCTGGCACATCAGTGACTACCTGGAACAATGCAGGTTCCTGGCCTAACACTCCCGGATATGTAGTTACCTCCGTCTGGAAAGATTATCAGGGCGAAAATATTGATGGTATTAATTATGCGCCTTTGCAAAAACGAGTCGGGAATCAGTGGTATACCGTACAAGGGGGAACGGCATAATGAAAAAATATCAGGATATTAAAAATTTCAGACTTATTGACGCGCCCGTAAACAGGGGTAAAACGCAGTCCGAAATAAATATAGGTGCATTTTTTTTGGAATCGGAAGACGGGCAGGACTGGTATGAATGTCAGTCATTATTTTCTGATGATACCGCAAAAATCATGTACGACCATGAAGGGGTTATCTGGGGTGTTGTTAATAAGCCAGTCCCGCAACGTGGCAACACATATTCTGTATCAATGTTGTGGCCGGTTAATATGTCTGTTGCGGAAATAGACGCTGCTGACTGTCCTGATGATTGTCGTGGTGATGGTATGTGGTTATATCAGGACGGTAAAGTTGCTCAACGGGTTCATTCGCCGGAAGAGCTGCGTAAAAAGGCGGAGGCTGAAAAAGTTCGCCGCCTGGCTGAGGCTGAATCAGCCATTGCACCACTGGCGCGGGCAGTAAAACTAAAAATTGCCACAGATGAGGAGATTAAACGGCTGGACGCCTGGGAACTCTACAGCGTAATGGTTAACCGTGTGGATACAGCTTCCCCTGACTGGCCTGATGTGCCTGTAAGCCAGTGATATGACGTTGTGAAAAAACAGGTTAGAGTCAATAAAATACACTAGCCTGAAGTAATAAATGAGTGATGGTCAGACGGCGAAATTCTGTCTGGGTTATCTCCTTTTTGAATATATTATATCTTCCCATTCGCATCCTGGTTTTCTTTAAGAACTGATACTGCTGTTTGTAATAATTCTTTATTATCCAGCCATGCCTTGGCCTTTATATTCCCTTCGATATAATCAAGCAATGTCCTGGTATTGATAGGCCTGCCCTGTTTCGCCACCTCCACTACTGCATCACCCAGGATAATACGAACTTTAGGAAGTTGAGAGGGGAACCACTTTAGGGTATCTTTTGATTTCATTAAGAAATGTTCCTCAAAATATTGTTAATTTTTTGATGGTAAGGTAGAGACATTAATTCAGGAAATGTTTGTTTTTACTCATCAGTTTTGTCTGGATTATTTGATATGCCTATTCCTACTTTGATTACAGCATAGCTAAAAATACTGAATATGATAAGCAGGGAAATTATTATCAGTGTATTGTCCATATATCCTCAGAAGTACATTTTATTATGTATATTGCTTTGACAGTTTTTTTATCTGGAAAGTTCATTTTTGGATGTAACTTTGTGTTTTTTACTGGGAATTATAAAGTTCAGACAATCAGCGTGGTTTTTACTGTTGTCTGTACTAATAATTTTCTCAAGCATAAGAGTTTCATCATAAGTGCCTGAAGACCCTTTGTCCTGGTATCCATCGTTATGCACGATCAGGGATGCATAGACATTTTTATTTGTACTGTGATGCTTTTTTTAAGCTTCTCAGTGTGGTTTTTTCTCCGTTAAGCCAGTATATCTGGCGTGTGTGGCATGGTTGAAATGCGCTTATATCTTGGCCCCAGAAGTATATTCCATCCACCTGGCTATAATCATCTTTACTCTTACCTGACGAGCATCCTGTTATTATAACTGTGAGTACAAGTAAAGATGACAATGTTATGCTGCTTTTCATGATTTATCCAGTATTTTCAGCGCAGTAGATAATGGTTCTTTATCTTCGAGCCATTGCTGCTCTTTTTGTTCATGTTTTAACTGAGAGATAAGATTCTCGCTGTTGATTTTTTTTAGACTCCAGGATGAGCTGCAGTAACGCTTTACCATAAATAATCTCTATATCTGAAAGTAAGTTAGGTGGGTATGATGATATGTCTAAAGTGTTCATGGTCGACTCCTGAAAAATATTTATGAGTTACAACAGATTGATTTTACTGGCTTTAATATGCTGTGATAATAGTCAGGTTGAATCATAAAACAGTATGAACCTTTTATTGATGGCAATATACATTTATTTGAGAATATTTATAAGCAACTGATTGTTATGATAAGTTGTGATTAAGGTCAATTGAAGCATCATCCGACGCAAAAACAATCTGATTTTTATTGGTATATGCTGTATATTACTTCAACAAGCATATAAATATTACTGATAATAATTCGGTTCTTATACAGTGAAACACACTGTGGGCAGTAATCAGCTAAGCTAAAATTTTTCACAGAAGAGTCAGGATCCTGGAATCGCAACAGATGATGAGAAAGCGCAACTCGACGAATGGAAAAAATACAGGGTATTGGTAAACCGGGTTGACACCTCAAATCCTGACTGGTCGGAGAAACCAGCCAGTAGCGATTATTTATGATGTGGCGCTGTCGACACACGGGCTGTACTGGATTCTGTTATCGGCTGACCGGAAGTGAGTTAAAAAACGGGATTACCGCGCTAACTAAAAGCATGAGGGAAGGTTGTGGCATCCGGTGAACCTGTAGGAATCCCATAACTGATTAAGGACGGAAACCACCAGATGCCACAAAGATGTTATGACGCATGTTGTTGTGGGAAGTCAATAAAGGGGATGGTTTTGTTTAAAAAACAGTCTATCATGGTGAGAAAATGATTTTGATAAGTAGGCTAACTTTCTGAAAATACTGCGTACAAAAATGCTACTTTTTTCTCATGTTATTAGATAAGTTAATGTTAAATAAGAATATTGGGACGGTCTCGAAAACCGGAGTAGGGGCAACTCTACCGGGGGTTCAAATCCCCCTCTCTCCGCCACAATTCAAACACTTAGCTCATCTTCTTTCAGCGATCAGTCTCACACTTAGAATACACTTAGAATATTCTGTTAGAATATTACGTGAAAAACGTATCGCCATCTTATGCTTTTTCTGCCAGAAGAGGGGGCCAGGGATGGTGTTATTTTTACTTTTCGATCATAAGTCAACTCCTGGTTTTCTGCCCCGCTCTTTCGCCGTACCCCATCTGGATTAATATTGATGTCACTCGCGGCGACTTAACGCCGTCGTCCTCGGTCATCGTCGCACCCGGCCTGTTGCCCGACATGTTCCCCTGTAGACATGGGCGCCGGGCAGAAGATTAATTGCTGTGAGGGAAACGCGCTGGCGCGTGGCGATAACTTACGCTGCGGGACTGTCGACGCTGTACAGAAAATCTGGCCTCCAGGCTGGCTTAAATATGCGCACATGACAATACAACCGGAAAATTTACAAAACCCATAATTTGAACTGAGAGAGAAACTTACAAACGAAGCGACGAAGATTTAAACAGTCGTAGCGACTCCGGTATCTTGCGCGCATGTTCAAATAACACTACTGTATATAAAAACAGTATTCGAGGTATGGATTATGGAATTTTTCAGACCTACAGAGTTGCGCGAAATTATTCCTCTCCCATTTTTCAGTTACTTAGTGCCGTGTGGATTCCCCAGCCCCGCGGCGGACTACATTGAGCAGCGTATCGATCTTAATGAGTTGCTCGTTTCTCATCCCAGCTCAACATATTTTGTCAAAGCCTCGGGGGATTCAATGATTGAAGCAGGCATCAGCGACGGTGACCTGCTGGTGGTGGATAGCTCACGGAACGCTGACCACGGTGACATTGTAATTGCGGCAATTGAAGGAGAGTTCACCGTAAAACGGTTGCAGTTGCGCCCGACAGTGCAGTTAATCCCCATGAACGGCGCCTATCGACCTATACCTGTCGGCAGTGAAGACACGCTCGACATATTCGGGGTGGTGACCTTTATCATTAAAGCGGTCAGTTGA